TCAATAATAACTTGGTAATATTTTGCTACATTCATCCGACTTAAAATCATTAGATAAGTCTGAAGTATCTAAAGTTCTCTCTAAGTTAAATTCAGAAGAACTAAATGAACTCTCTTACAACTGGAAGTTTTGGGCAAGACCTAATCAACTAGCTCCTGAAGGTTCTTGGAAAGTTTGGTTATTAAATTGTGGCCGTGGTTTTGGTAAAACTCGCACTGGGACGGAATGGGTTAGGGAACAAGTTAAATTAGGATACACTAGAATAGCTTGTGTAGGTCCAACTAAAGGTTCTGTACGTCAAGTTATGATTGATGGTGAATCTGGTCTTCTTTCTGTTTGTTGGGAAGGCGACAAGACCTACGATGGAGTTCACATTGGTAAACCTATCTGGTCCCCTACAAACAACACAGTGACTTGGGCTAATGGTGCTAAAGCTGAAGTATTTTCTGCTGAAGATCCTGAAAGACTTCGTGGACCTCAATTTCAGAAGGCTTGGACAGATGAAATTTGTGCGTGGACTCGTAGAGATGAAACTTGGGACATGCTCCAGTTTTGTATGAGACTTGGTGATAATCCTCAGATTGTTGTAACAACTACGCCAAAGCCAGATAAACTTATTAGAAGTTTAACTTCACCTGCTATGACTGAGAGTGGTAAAGTAGTTATCACACAAGGTACATCTTACGATAATGCTGATAATATTGACTTAGACGCTCTTAAGCAATATGAAGGCACTAGACTAGGTAGGCAAGAACTTTATGCAGAAATTCTAACTGAAGCTGCTGGTGCTCTATGGAACAAAGACCTTCTTGAGAAATGTCAAAGATATGACATAGAAGATAAATTAGAGTTTTCTAAAACCCTTTCTCGTATTGTTGTTTCTGTTGACCCTGCTATCACTGCTAATAAGCATTCAGACCTTACTGGTATTGTTGTAGCTGGCATAGACATTAATGGGACTGCATATATCCTAGAAGATGCCACTGGTAATTTTACACCTGAAGGTTGGGCTACAAAAGCAATAGAGCTTTATAATAAATATGAAGCAGACCGTATTGTAGCTGAAAAGAACCAAGGTGGGGATATGGTTAGGCATACACTTAAAACTGTAGATGAGACCATACCAATTACCTTAGTACACGCCTCTAGGGGTAAATATGCTAGAGCAGAGCCAGTATCAGCCTTATACGAACAAGGTAAGGTCTTTCACTTAAAAGGTCTTATGGAACTTGAAGATCAAATGGTGACTTGGGAACCTTTAGACGCTATTGGTTCTCCTGATAGACTTGATGCAATGGTATGGGCAATTACTAACCTCCTCTTGAAAAATAAAATACAACCACAACTCTTAATCAATTATAAGCCTGCTGGATTCTTACATTAAATGAATGATCTGACGACATATAAAGACTTTGTAAGGTCTAACCTCCCTACAGGTATGACTGTTGTTGATGAATATTACTTTGTTAATAGTAAGAGATTCACTAACTATATTCAAGCTGAATGGTATTTAAATTATATTAAAAAATTTGGATTTGCCACTGTCACTGACCCGTATGTTATAAATGGCTTCACCCCGCCTCTTGTTCTTGATTTTGCCAGCGAGTTTTACCGCGTAGACGGGTCTTCATCGACATTCGCTGATGCTGTGACTTTCTCGCGCTCTGGCAATGCCACGATGGTTGATAGTGATGGTTTGCTTAAATGGGCACCGCATAATCTTCTGACGTATTCGGAGGAATTTACAGGGTATACTCTTATTAGAGCATCACTACCGTCTACAATAACTGGCCCATTCGCCGGGACGACTGCAAAGGTTCTAGTTGAATCAACTGCTGTCGCAGCTACACATTTGATGAGGATACCCACCGTTTCTATTGTTCTCGGTGAGACTTACAGGATAACTGTCTGGCTAAAAGCACAGGGACGAAACGCCGGAGAAATTAACATTAACGCTGCACCGGGAATAATCTGTAAGTATGACCTCGGTAGCGTTACAGTCAGCACTGGCACAATAACATCGGCTGGCGACGGATGGTATAAAGTTTCATTTGAATTTACACCGACTGGCGCGTCCTCGCTCTTCCGTCAAATAAATATGACTGAGACGTATCAAGGACCGCTGTCTTACACGGGCGATGGCACTTCAGGCGTGGCGATTTGGGGCTGGCATATGCACCGCAATGACCTCGGCGGCATGACCAACAACCCAGACCAAACAACCGCTGGCCTAGAGTCCTACGTCCCCACAACATCTGCTGCTCGGTATCTCGCTCGTCGTGGCAATCACGTCTACAACGGAACCTCTTGGGTCAATGAGGGCCTACAGATCGAGAGTGAGTCCAAAGTCCAACTACTGCACACAACAAATACGCTCGTAACGCAATCCTACACCACGACAGCCGTTCCGCACACATTGCATTTCACGGGGACAGGCACAGTCACGCTTTCCGGCGCATCAACAGCGGGGCCACTTGTCGGCACAGGTACAGGCGAAGAAAACCGCGTGTCGCTGACATTCACGCCCACAGCCGCATCTCTGACACTAACGGTATCGGGCACAGTCACAGACGCGCAGTTGGAAGTCGGATCGACGCCATCCAGCTATATTCCCAATCTCGCAGCATCCGGTATAGTCACCAGAGCCGCTGAGACAGCTACAGTAGCCGCTGCGAATATGCCCACGTACACAACCGCAGTTAGCATCCAGACGGACGGGACAATGACAGGCGCCAGCAGTGCCTTGGCGACATGGCAAGCCGACGCGAACAACAACATCCTTATTTCTACAGGCGCGAGCGACTTCAGTTTTACACAGGAATCAGCCTCTGTTGTTGATACCGTCACGGGCGGGTCGTACACCGCAGGCATCAACGTACCCTGCAACATCGCGTCCCGCCACGGCTCCACATTCATCAACGGTGCAGTAGACGGCACAGCCCTAACCGCCAACACAACACCAACATCCCTCCCCGATCTATCCACCACTGATTTCCAGATTGCCCCGACATTCAACGGCAATATAGGCAAGCTGGTCGTATGGTCTGACGACATTGGTGATGTAGGTATTGCGGAGGCGAGCGCATGATTACGATCACCGATCTCGACGGCGTAGAGCATGACGTATTTGCTACGCTCCTTCCCTCTGGCGTTCTCTGGCAAATGGTGCGATGCCCGGATGAAGCGACATTCGATGCTGTAGCTTTAGCAGTTGGTTTAACAGTTTATACCACTCCAGAGATCCCTGCTGTTTTAGATGAAAATGGTGTAGAGATACACCCACTTATTGAAGCATCTGGACCAATCATTACTGCCCCTCATACAACAATTACAAAAATAGGTAGTATTGTATTAACTCCAGCCATCACTGATAGTGAAGGAAACGTAACAACTCCTGCCGTTTTAGATAGTAGATTTCATGCTAACTTTTGGTTAGGTCCAGAGGTTGTAGCAAGAGGTTTATGGAAGAAGTTTGCAATTGCTTGGACAACTTATGGGTCTAACACAAGCATTAAAAATCATAATGAATCTGGTGTCACCTTTCAAAATATAGAACTCATAGATCCAGATTCAATAACTAGTCCAAGAAACGTCCTCCTATAAAAATATTAAGGGTTCTTAAGTGAAAAGTTCACCACCAAAGATGAAATCTACAATGGAAATTGGCCACGGCGGGACTAATACTCGCTATGGTGAAATCCGTGGTGATGAATTTCTAAAAGAACTTAAGGGTAAGCACGGTATTAAGAAGTACCGTGAGATGAGAGATAACGACGCTACTATTGGTTCTGTAATGTATGCTACAGAACAAGTGCTAAGAGACGTACCTCGTACTATTCAACCTGCTGATGATAGTGAAGAGTCAGCTAGAATGGCTGAATTTCTAGGTCAAGTTTTAGAGGATATGGAACACACTCTTGATGATCATATCTCAGAGGCTCTTAGTTCTCTAACCTTTGGTTTTGCTATCTTTGAAGTTGTTTATAAGAGACGTAAGGGATTTAATCAAAAAGACCCTAAGAAAAAGAGTAAGTTTAATGATGGATATTTCGGTATCCGTAAACTAGCTTCTCGCGCTCAATGGACCATTAATGAGTTTGATGTAGATAAGAAAACTGGTGATGTTTTAGGAGTCAGGCAGGATTATTCTCTTGAAGTTGGTGCAACAATACCTGTCAACAAGATTCTTCACTACAAAACTACCAATACTAATAATGATCCTTCTGGTCGTTCTATTCTTCGCAATGCTTATAAGTCCTATACTTTTCTAAATAATCTACAGACTATTGAAGCTATTGCTGTAGAAAGAGAACTAAATGGTATCCCTATTGGCCGTATGCCTGCTGACTATCTCAGTTCAGATGCAACAGATGACCAAGTTGCTCTTAGAAATACTTTTGAGCAAGTCTTACGTGACCTAAAGTTTAATGAGCAAGGTTTTGCCCTTCTTCCTTCTGATGTATATACAGATGAAGATAATAAACCTTCTGACATTAGGTTGATGGATATTGAAT